TTCAGCTGCAACGCGCTGACGCCGGACGTTTCATCAACGTCTGCCGTGTCAGCTGCAATGCCCTGCCATTCAATCATCTCAGGTTCTGCCCTGCGTCTGCCAGTACGTTCCGCGTGGTGCTTTGACGTTGCCAATGTTCTTAGGCGACTTGTCGTTGTTCATCAGGCGGGCCAGTGAATCGTTATACAGGCCCATGCATGTTTCAGCGTTTCCGGTTACGGATTCGCCGAAGTACACGCACACGTAATAAGTGATCAGATGACGCAGCGTGTGAATCCACGTTGGGTCGATGTCGGCGATGTCGGATTCGCTTTCCAGTGATGCTGGGCGAGCGCGGTAGATGTAGCTGACTTGTGCGTCTGCTGACGGGTATGGGTACAGGTGCATGCGCCCGCCTGCGATGGCGTAGGACCACGGTGCGCGGTTGGCGTTGTTCGCCCAAGATTCCTGCAATTCCCAGATGCGCTCAATGGTGCATGCGCCTGCGCCGTACGGCCAATTCTGGCCAGCCATGACGCCCATGAACTCATAGGCGTTGGATTCCAGCGTGTAGTTGTCCAGAAACAGGGTGTACGTGTAGCTGGCGGTGTCGCCGCCGAACGGGGCTGCCAGGGTCAGGCTGGTTCCGCTGTTGTAGGTGGCGACGTTCAGCACTGGCTGGCCGTTGATGTACAGCCGTCCCTTCGCTGCCCAAGTTGGGAACGTGCCGCCGACCAGAACACAGGTGCTGGCGGATTGGGTAAGCGTGATGGTGCCTGCTGATATCGGCGCTTCGACTGAAATGAATCCCTTGCGGGTGTACCAATTCCAGCTTTTCTCCATGGCCAGACGGTCAAGGGAATCGTTGATCAGCTGCTTGTACTTGATGTCAGCTTGCGCTCCTGGCTTGTTATTGGCCATGCGTTTTGCGAACGCCATCAGCTCGCTAAGAGTGGTCGAAGATCCGGTTGAAACAGGCGAGACTCCAACGTCGATCAACGGGCCAGTTACCGACGTAGGGCCAACGGTCAACGTTGCCGTGGTCGTGGAATAGCCGGACTTGGAAACGGTCATGGTTACCGTGCCGATGCTGGGCGAAGTCATCCAAGGCCCCCAAAGGCCCTGTGCGTCAGTCGTGAACGCCGTGATGTAGCCGGAATACGTCAGGTAAACGGTTGCGCCAGCCAACGCCGCGCCTGCTGAGTTGACGACGCGACCATTGCTGGCCACAGGCGTGAAGCTGAGCGTCCCGGTTGATCCGGCTGCACCGTCCTGCGTGACGATATACTCTTGAGAATAGGCAAAGGTTGGGTCAGCAGTTACGAATATAACAAGCGTATAACTGCCGCTGGTAGTGATAAGCGCACCAGGAATCACGACATCGTAAACGCCAGGATTGCTGCCTGCGCTGACTTCAGTGATGATCAGTCCGGTGGTGGCAACGCCTGGAGTAAGTCCAAGGCTCAGCCGTCGAGTGAAAGAGGCGTCTGTCAAGCCAGTTGTAAAGACACCTGCCGCAGTTTGGACAACAATTTGGTCACGGAATTGCGCGCCAGCTTTGATATAAATAGCGGATGGCATGCGGAATCCCCAAAAAATGGCGGCGGCCCAAGAATGAGCACGCCGCCCAGTTGATTAGCGCGAAACGAGCTGAACCGGGAACACGGTAGCTGCGCCGCCTGCGGCAACCTTAGCATAGCCAATAACGGCAAGCAACGTGGCGCCAGTAATGCCAACCCGCTTAGCGGTCGCGCTGGTCGCAAGAGCGACATCAGTAGCGATAGCAGCATCAGCGATCATGAGCGCAACGCCAGAGCATTGAACCATGAAGTATTCGCCAGCCGCAAGATCAACCTGACCAGTTGCGCACACGCCGACGAAGGCGCGATCGCCAGCCGTGGTCGTGGTACTGCATGAGTACGACGGCACGCCAGCCGCTTCAGCGGAAGTGACGACGGCGTTCGACATGCTAGTCAATGCGCCAGTGGCTTTCACCATGCGCCAATCGCTGCCTTCATAGATCCATTTGCGACCGATGTTGGCTTTGTAAACGTTGTCAAACGCTGCGCCAGCGCTTGAACCAGGGAGGATAGGAGGGGCATTTGCAGCCATGATAGATAGTCCTTTGGGTTTCTCGCCCACAGGGACAGCGAAATGCCATCCACTGACGCCGAAACCCCCGCACCACTACGGTGCGAGGGTCCAAGCCTGTCCCTTGCGGGATCAGATCACGAATATCCGTCCCAAGCGGCATTGTACCGTGGGTGCCAGCGAACCTGACCATTGATCAGGGCTGCACACACAAGGCGCAGGTAGCTATGATCGAAGTGGATATGCGACTCAATCAAGTCGCTGTTGTCCACTCCACCGCCGCTGGTGTTGAAACCTTGCGGGATGCTATCTTTTTCAATGGTGTCGAGCACTGGCTGAAGAAAGAAGTCCGTCTGCTCAGTGTTGATCACGAATCCGCGACCAGCAGGGCAAAGCTGATCGTAGTGCCACCAGATGCCAGCATGATAGATCATGCCGTCTGACTTGAATCCACTTCCAAACTTGTTGGACGAATCCATGCCAGGAGTCATCATGATCGTTTGGCGACCATCCAGCTTGTTGCCCATTTGATTGAGCTGGGGCTGCGTGGTGATGCCGAACGCAGGGCGGAACGAGTTATCCGTACCGCTGAAGCGACCAGCACGATTTACGGTGTGCTGACTGAACTTCAGAATCGCGTTCGCTTCATCGTCAGGAGTGCCCGACCATTGGGTAGCGGAGCTGTTCACCAGGGTAGGCGTCCAGGCGTCAGCTTTCAATCCGTCAACGCCAGTCAGGCTGTTGTACTTCATGGTTAAGCCAGCGTAGTTCTGCAAGGTCGGAGCGTTGCCGATACTGACTTCGATATCGGAGTCAGCAGGAGCCGCGCCAGTCAACGCGCCAGTGTCAGGGTTGAACCCTTCAAGATCGTATGCCGTGATTGCTTGGGCCACAGTGTGCTGGGTCGAAGCGCCAGGAAGAATGGTTGGCAAGCCATCGATAGGCAGGCCAGTACCAGTGTACGCAGCGCTATTGCAGCCAAGCAGCAAGCCGCTCAGCGAGGTACTGCCATTGGTCAGCAAGCTCTTGAACATGCCGGGCATGGTGCGGTCAGCAACGTCAACCAGCGCCTGTGGGCCGCTGTTACGACGAAGCACGCCGAAGTCTACGCCGCCTTCAACGCTGGTTTCAGCCCATTGGGAACGCCAACGCTTATAGTGGCTGGCAGGATTGTACTTGCCTGAGCGATCTTCGCCCGGGGTGGAAATACGTGGGGTGTACTGGCCAGCCTGGATGTTGCCTTCCAAAGCGTCGCCGCCCTGTTTGCGCTGAACTCGGCCAGTGCTGAAGAGTTTGGAAAGAAGGACGTTGTTTTCGATAACAGAATCGATGGCGCCCTTCTTGTAATTGGTGATAGTCGTCGCCGTTAAGGCGTCAAAAATGCCAGGCATGTGAGTAGGTCCTTAGATGTTAGCGAGCTTGGTTTTCAAGTTCGCGTAGTTTTTGATGGAATTGAGCCGAGGATTTGTCCACGCCATTCTTTGACGCCCACTCGGACGCCACTTCATAGGCAGGACGGGTCTGTCTCGTAGAGACATCCCTTGTAATCGAAGCACGACCGCGAGCTAAGTCCTGTTGGGCTTTCGCTGCGCCAACTCTGATTCCAGCATCCGCAAGCTGTTGCTTCAATCGCGCATTCTCTTGAGAAAGACCGTTAACTACCTTATTGTTATGGGCATAAACCAACGCCTGCTGTTTCACGAAGTCGTAAGCTTCATCAGCGTCGCCACGGCTAAGGCGCTGAATCGCTTCCTGCATTTCGCTACCCATTTCCTTCATGACTGGCCCAAGTTCAGGATCCGCCATGTCGCGGCTTACTGATTCAACAGCTTCACGCTGCTGCATGGCCCGCTGCATTTCCTGGCGAATCATTGGGATGACGCGCTCAGTAAGTACTTGATCAGGGTTCGTGGCCCATTGGCGCTGGAACGTCTGGTTGTGCTGTTGGAATGCTGAAAGCGTGCCCTGCTCTTCTTCCGTCAGCGTTGAAAGCAGATGCTGCTCAGCTGATTGCCGCCATTGTTGGCCCTGTTCCGGCGTCAGCCCTTCGGGTGGCTGCGTCTTGGCCAAGGAAGCGAGCTGACTGCGAACGATGTCCGCCTTCGCCTGCAATGGAATGAACTTGGATGCGTGGTCAGGATGACGGTAGTCGTGCAGTGCAAGCTTCTGCTGTTTGGCAAACTGATCTTGCCGCTCACGCTCCTGCTGGAAGCGAGTCAATTCCAGGCGCTGAGCCTCTAATTGTTTGCGATATCCGGCAGAGTCCCGCCCAAGCTGGCTGTGCTGATCGCGCAGTCGCTTGTAGCTGTCAGCGTCAATCCGCTCTTCTTGAGATTGCGTATTTGAAGCAACAGATTTAGAGTTTTGGGAAGAGTTTTTCTGATCAACGCGCTGATTATCAGGGGGTTGATTGATCTGGCTATCGTCGCCTTGGGTCTGCGCATCTTCCTGGTGTCCGGCGTCAGGGGGCGTTGAAGCCTCGTTCTGCTGAACCTCTGGTTGTTGGGAATCGCCTTGGTCGCTGGCGATATCTTGGTCTTCTTCTGGCATATATCAAGTCCTCTGTTGACAATTTTTGTCAACTGGTGCTCAGCGGGAGCGTCAACGGAGTGCTGACAGTGCCGCCAAGCGGTGAATTACTTAGAAATTACGGTGAACCCGCGCCGCTTGCAGGCTTCCAGCGCATCATTGCGGCTGCGGAAGTAGCAGTCTGGGCTGCCGTTGTTCGGGTCGCGCATGTTGGTTTCCATTCCAGAGAAATACTGACCCTTGCCGCCGTTCAAATTTTCCCAATTTCCGTCAAGCGCGGGGTTGAAATGAACGGTGTTGCTGATGGCGGTGGTCACATTCTTGCTTTTGCACTTTGGACAAGGCGCGTGCGGCTCGCGCATGCCGTGTGATTGTTCGTGAATGTGTTCACATTTTAGACAGAGTACGTCATAGAGAATGGCCATTCATGATCCTTATTGAGCCATGCCCATCGCGGCTTGTTCCTTGCCCTGCGATGGTTCTGGCGGTGGCTTAGGCGAGCTGCCTCCTGGCGGAGATTGCCCTGGCGGCATTGGTGGTGCCATCTGCTGCTGTAATTGCATGTTGGTGACGGCGACCATCTGGCTCATGTATTCATTGCCTGCGGCGACTGCCTGCGCGTCGTAGCGGTTCAGACGCAAGAATAGGTCGACCATCTTGGCGTTCATCTGCGCCCCAGGTGGCGTGTTGGCAACTACTGGGGCCATAGTTTGAAAGTAGAAGTTCAGGTTTGAAACTTGAGCGTCGTGGTCGATTGGGCGCATGCTGCCAGCGACGATCTCACGGCGAGCGCTGTAGATCCATTCTTCCATCGACACAACGCGAGGCGGGCCAAGCTTGTCTTCCACTTCCTCAGCGGAAACAATAGGCGGCGGCTCATTCGGCATGATGCCAGTCTGCGCCTGGGCCATCTGCATCGCCTGTTGCGCCTGCATCTGCGACTCTTCCATCATCTGGTTGCCCTGTTCCATGCGAACATCGGCATCCATCTGCTTCATCGACTCATCGCCAAGGTCAGCCCAAAGCAATCCGGCTTTCTTGCCGAAAAGCTTGGATACTTCCTCGACTCCCATCAGGAACCGTGCGGTAAACGCCAGCGAATAGGCGACATCATTGAAGAAGGAATGAAACTGCTTCTTCATGTCATCAATGCGCGTCATCGACCGCGTTGATTTGAAGTCTACGTCAGCAGCGGTGCGCAATTGGTTCTGATCTTGGCCAGAACGCATCAAGTCGTTCAGGCCAGTCGCATCTTCCCAGGCGCGGTTGGTGATGCCCCACGCCTTTTCGAACCCTGGCATATCGGTGTCAGAAACCAGCGTCTGGAAGAGCTTGCGAACGTCAGGATCCGTCATGCCGTTCGGCATTTCAACGTCAACGATACCGCCGTCATCGCCGCTCATCAGCTGTTCTGTCTCAGCGTCACCAATCTGGACGCCCTTTTGCTTCACGCGCACAAAGCTGCTGCGAGTAGTCCGCTTCACGCGGTTCATGTAGGTGGTGTAAATCCAGTTCATCGCCTTCAGATGGCAAAGTCCCGGCTTCATCGGGCTAGGGGACCAGAGCTTTTCTGGCTGAAGACGGAAGTCGAGCTTGCGGCACGGCCAAGCGTCAATCTGGAAGAACGGGATTTCCCATTCGCCAGCCCAAAGCAAGCGCCCCTCAGCCAGAATGTACTTACGCGGGCTATTGTCGATCTCTTGCTTGTCGCCTTCAACTGGCTTGCTGTCACCCGTGTCGCCGCAGTAATTATAAACATCCGTGCGGAAGTAAAATTCCGTGTACTTCACAATGTCGCTGTTTGCGCTGGTGCCCTTCAGCTCGGAAACGTCAAAAATGGAGTCTTCACCAATCAACGCCTTCAGCTCAAAGCGCGGCTTCGTCCGTTCACGGCGAATCCAGTTCACTTCCTCTGGCGACTTCGCATCAGGGTCTTGGCCGAAGTTCTCAATGCTGTCAAAGACGGCGTACGGGATCTTCTTGCGCTCATTCCAGCCAAACCACAGAACGCCAGCGCCTAAAAAGGCTTCGTTCAACGTGCGGCGAACGGTCGTCTCCAGATTCCCGGTACGCATGAAGTAGTCGAGCATCTTGCCTTCAAGCACAAAGCGCTCAGCGTCCCAGCGATCCGGCACGTCTTGCGCCGTTACTTCAGCAGTCGGATTCTGCGGATACAAGTGGCTGCCGCAGATTTCAATATATTCAGCAACGCGGTTGATGGTCGCCTTGAAGTCGTTTTCTTGAAGGTCCCAGCCCGTGTACATGCGCTTGTACGCACCGTCGTCGTCGTAGGCGAATGACTTCAGCTCCTTCATGTCCTTCATGAAGGCAGTGCGCTCGCCGCCATTTGATCGCGTCAGCAGCTCAGTAAGTTTAGCGGCAATCTTCTTGTGGTCAGGTGCGTTCATTGTTTTCTCAGGAAGACTTCTAGGACAGCAGGGACATCAGACGCGCCGAAGCGTTTGACGTAAACTCTTTCGCCGCGTACGGGGAACACACGCTCATCACCAGCTGGCAGGTAGCCAAGCTGATCGCCGCTGCCGCCGTACAGCACCGCTGCGCGTTCGCTTGCCGACTCGCTTTGATACCCAAGAAGCGTCACCTGCAAGATCTCCGATTTCTTAGGGTATCCAGCAGCGGCCAGGGCAGCGGATGCCAGTGACGCCAACGCTGACGCTGTTGAACCTATAGTGACAGAAATTGTCACATAGTCACCTGCTAAAGTTGCTTCGCTTGGGCTGCTCATGTTATCTTTTGAAAGTCAGTGGGCGATAAAGTAGGCCAAGCCCAAGGCCTAGCCGATGAATGCGCCACTTTGGGTGTAGTGCCGCTGGCGGAGTGCCCCCATCTGGCCCTAAGTACCAGTTGCCAGCGAACCAGTAGGCCGCATGCCAGTTGCTCCCATTCCACGGCATCAGCCCTCCGCCGTAATGGTGCTGGTGGTGCGGTTGCCTGACGAATCGGCAACGCCAGACACCACGTTGCGCGTGTCATCAATTGAGCGGAACACTGGCGATCCTGAACCGCCGCTGACCTTGCCTGCTGCGACGGCGGTCAATACGTCCATCGCCTCGCTGGCGCTGTATCCGCTGGCGAGTAGGTAATTCCACACCGCTTGGCCGACGTTCGCCGTCGTCAGCCCGGTGCCAGTGACGACGATATCAATGCTGGCATTGGCCACGCCATTCATGCCGCCCTCAAAGTCGCCTGTGCCGACTAGATCCAGCAACGCGCTGGCGATGCCCGCCATGTCGCCTTCCAGTGTGCCGGTGCCCGTCAGATTGAAGGACGCATTGAGGTCGCCAACGACTGAACCGGTGAATGTTCCGGTGCCCGTCAGGGCGATGATGCCCACGACTAACTTCTGTCCCGCGCCTGCGAAGTCGCCCGATCCGGTAAAGTCCACGCTGCCAAGGATAGCCGCGTACCCGGTTGCTGTCAGGTCGCCATCGCCTTGCGGACGCCACGATCCTTCGCCAACGGCAATCGGCGGATCGTACACGCGGGACAAGTAAAAGCCGACCGGATTGGCAGCCTGTGCCAGCACGGCGCTGGCCATGTCCGGCATGATGAACTTCTCAAACTGGCGATAGCTGTTCCAGCAGCCGGGAAGAAGCGATTGCGCGCTTCCCTCCGAAATGCCATCCCATTGCGTGCGGATACAGTTATTCACCAGCATGGATCAAGTCCAACCGAAGGTCAGGTTGAGTTCCACCAGCGAGTTGGTCGGAGTAGCCACGCCGCTCTTGATGATGCCATAGATCGCCGCGCCGTCATAGACGCGCACGCCACCGTCAAAGCGCCACGGCACCGCCTGCCCCAGCACTTGCAGCGGGATGGGATCGCCCAACCGCTTGAACAGCGCCACGCTGTACTCGCCAGAGGTGTAGGTGGCGTTGTTGCGAATCGTTTGGAGCGTGCGGTGTCCGGTGTCTGCGCCCTGCATGGGGATAGCCGCGCCGAACTTGCCAGCACCGGTTGCGCCCGTGTAGAGAATGTGCGAGGCGGTCGCGGCGGTCTTGCCGATTGGCGCTGATGGGCTTGTCGGAGTGGCACGCGACATGGTGCCTGCGCCGTTCTGGTAGCCCAGCGTCAACTGCGGTGTGCCTGCGCCCAGCGCCGTCGCCTGCGGGTTGAAGAACATGGCGTCAACGCCCACCCCGTCCGAGTAGCGCGGCAACTTCACGTCAATGACGTTCGTGCCCGTGCCCGCATCAGTGAAGGCAATGGCCGTTCCCGCAATGGCGTTCGTGCGACTGGTGGCGAAGCGTGCGGTGGTGGCAGTGACGCGGATTGTGTAGTAGTCCGTGCCCGCAACTAGGCCGGTTGGCAGAGCGCCACCAGAATTGCGGAAGCGGACTTTGCTCAGGGATTGAATGTCGTTGGTGTACGTTCCCAACAATCCCGATGAACTGGTGAAGGTCGTGGTTTCGCCGCCGCCCGTACCTGCACCCGTATCGTGTGGCCACACGACAGTCTGCGCGGTGGTCGTGGTGACGGTGGTGACGTTGATGAATCCAAGCACGTCAACCAGTTGAATCCACGCCGGGACAACGGTGGCCGCGCTGGTTTGCGCCATGCACGTTTCAAGGATCTTGAAGTCGTCGCCAGCCGCGCCGATGTCGCCGCCGTGGTACAGGCTGCCAGCATTGGCCGTCTGGTCAGTGACCGACTGGAACAGTAAGTTGGTGCCCGCGTCAAAGATCGCGTCCGCCTGCGGATAGCCGCCGCCACGGAACAGCGTGTGCCATTCGTTGGCGACTGCTACGGCGGTCGGGTTGAACTGCTTGGCCATGACCGTTTGGTAACGCTTGCCCAGCGCACTCATGGCGTTCAGGCGATTATCGAGACTCGTAAAGCCAGCCATGATTATACCTCTACCCACAGGGTTTTGATTGTTCCATCAAGGATTGCGCCACTCAGCGAACCGTTGGGACGGCACACCATTGACAGGTAGGCGTCCCGGTTGTTCTCGTCTTCAATGGCTGACAGGATGCCAAGGTCGCGCCACAAGTCCCACTCGCTAGGATTCGTGGTTTCGTAGTTGGCAAACGGAGCGAGCGGATAAACCAGCACAATCGCAAGGTTGCCAGCGTCAGCGGTGAAAAACTCTATGGACTCCACCGAAACAACGCCCGCATCGCCTTCTTGCAGCGGAACGAAAATGCCGGGGCATCCCGCCGTTGCCGGTGCCGATGTGGCAATAGTTCCAAGAGTGGTCTGCGTGTTCAGCGTGACGATGGGGGTTAGACGACCGCCCACCCCATTGCTGTTGGTGTAGGTGACGCGAACGGTGATGCCGCCGACGTACGGGAACTGTTCCACCAGCATCATCCGCACGCCAACGCCATCCGTGTGCCGCGTCAGGGTGACGGGGTTCGTCATTTCCTGCACGTCTTCCATCGGGATGAGCGGGTAGTACATCAGATAATCCATCACCATCAGCGATAGCGGGACAGCGCCAGCAGTGGTCGTCACCACCGTCATGCCGGCCAGATACTTGCGATAGCCAGCGCCCTTGTCGTCCCCGTGGTCAAGCCCGCCGTCCGTGCTGCGCCGGAGGATTGTCGCCTCATTCGGGGCACCGTTGGTCATGTACTCAGCAGCGGGATAGCGCCCAAAAAATGTCAGGTCGCAGGCAATGCCAGAGGTGGTGACTACGCTGGGATTCTTTACCCACGGGCGCACCAGCGTGCGCCCCTCGTCAGGCGCAGAAAATAGGCGCTGGTGCGTCAGCATCTTAGATGCTTCGGCCAGTGAGCCACGTCAGCAGTTGGCTGATCTTGACGCGGATCTTGAAGCTCGCGCCTTGAAGCATGCCGATCTTGCCAACGCCGCGCAGAATCACCTTGGGGTTGGCGTAGACGATTGCGCCGTCATGCCCACAGGTGAAGTGCTTGAGTGGTTCCGCATTGGGAACGAGCGTCACCTTCACGGCGCACTCGCAGACGGAGCAGGAGTAAAAGGGCGGGAACTTGGCAGCGAGAGACATCAAGCCTCCGTGACGGTTGCGGCACCTGCGGCGAAGCGAATCACGATGGTGTTACTCACCGCGATGGGCGCATTGAGGTCGCCATAATGCCAGATGACCGTTGCGCCGGTTGCGGCGGTCGTGGTGCACGCGCTGGTGATGGTGTTGCCGGAAGCGCCACACTGCGGATACTCAAAGGCGGCAGTGTTGGCGATAGCGCCACCAGCCGCAGCATCCCAGCCGCCAACCGTGCGAGCGACAGCAACGCCACCCACGTAGTTGGTGAAGGTCGCCTCGTCAGCGTCAGCGGTGTCCGTTGCCGCGTAGCTGGCGGTCGCCAGACGGACGTAGACGTTCACCAGCGGGGCAGCAGAGGCGTTGTCCGCGATGTTAGCCCACGCTACTGCGCGGTACCAAAGGTTAAGGAGGCTATTGCAAGATGTGGTACCCTTTGGCACGTTAGGCTCCAGTGATTTTAGCGATGGCTGCGCGGATTAACGGGCTTAAATATCTGCGAGTTTGCGCAGGGTTCCGCGTGCCTTGGTAATGCGCGCTTCAAGAGAAGTGACTTCGGCAGTCATCGCGTCAATGCGCTCGGTCAGAGCTTCCGCCTGTTTCTCGCGCTTCAGAACATGCGCATCAGCTTCAGCCAGCTTGTCTCCGGCCAGCTTCTGGGCAGCAGCGACCATGCCAGCAGCATCCGACTTGGCATCAGCGATGATGGCAGCAACGTCAGAAGCGGACTTCTGGATTGCTTCATCATTGGCAGCAGCGATGGCGATGGCTTCTGCCTGTGACTTTTCAACGTCAGCAGCGAACTTCATCGCGGCGGCTTCAAGTTCATCAACTTTCTTCTGGCCGTGCTTCAATACGTGTTCAGCACGATTGGCCACTTCAATAACTTCAGCCAGACGACGAACCGACTTGAACATATCCAGAAGCTTGCCTGCTTCCTTTACGGCTGACTGCATGGACATCTGCGCTGGGTCGGTCATGGAAGGCCTCTAAAAGTGATGGTAACGCCAACGGCTTCCGTAACAGGCAGCAAGAATGCGACGGCAGGAAGGGTGACGATACCTGGGGACACCACTTCATCCAGAAACGCCAGCTCTTCCGCAGCGCCTTCAGTCATCCCGCCAAGGAAAACCACAGGCTTGCCCTGAAGATCGCCGCGTACTTCAACCAGGAGCGAAGAATAACTGCCCAGCGCGATACCCACGCAAGCTGATCCGTCAGTCTTCCACTGGAAAGTGCGCGGAGTCTCGGAAATGCGAGTAACTTTGCTCATGTCACCGTCCTGATTTGAAGGCTATAGTCGTGACAGGAATTGTCACGCCAATTCCGGAGGCAGCTTTTTCGCAAGGTCAAGCGATTTTTCGAATAGATCATCGCGTGCTTTCCGTGTCGCCGCATGACGCTGAGCCTCTTCACGACGAGCAAGCATCTGCTGAAGTCCGTAAAGAATGCCAGTGCCACCGCCAGCAGCGCCAAGTAACGTAGCAAGTCCGCTGTCACTTTCGCCGCTCGACTGAATGCCCGTCATCTTAGCGATGCCGATCTCCAGCGTCTTGCTGACGACGCCAGCAACTTCTTGGGCAATGGCTGCGCCGTCAATGCGCGTCTTGCTTTCGGTCTGCGCTGAAGTTTCAGAGTTGCCATTGCGCTCAATGTGAAGCCGTAGCGGTTCAATGGTTCCCGTGACGGTCAGGACCTCACGTGTCGCAGTCTGCGCTTCGTTCGTGGTCTTGGTCTGCGTACAGCCAGCCAAGAAAGCCATAGCCCCGATGATGACGTGCTTGTTCATTTTCTTCGCTCAATCAAAGCGGTGTCATCATTTGATAGCGGCACAGGCGTGTCGCTTGGATCGTACCGCTTAAGCACGCGCAGCGCCCTGGCCGTCACTTCGCTAACGCCATTCAATGCCGCTGCCATTTCGGCAGCTTGGCACCATGCTAATTTTTCACGATCTTCCGACCGCTTGTAAATGATTTCATTGATGTTGCTGATTTGTAACTCTAAACGCTCATTGCGCTCTTCGCATTTTTTATTGCCAATCATGACGAATTTCCAAAGCGCCAAGATCGCGGCGACGAGAACGCTACCGACAGAAGCAGCAGCGGCGAAGGGGATTGAGTCCATTATTCGCCCCGCTTATTGAAATTGTGTTCAGCCAGCCACGCGGCGAAAACTATCGTCATCGCCATGCCGCCGCAGCTGACCAAAAAAGCCAAGAGCACTTCCATGTCAGGCATTCTCTTGAGCGGCAGACACAGGACGGTCTTTTCTGCTAGCTAAATAATCCTGCGCACTTTTGATGTCTGACCAAAGTTCAACCATCGCGTCGACGCTGAATGTCTGCGATTCGCCAGACAAACGCTGGCAGGCGAGGACGATTAAATTCTTCAATGCTTTGTCTGATAATTCCATGGTTAATCCAAGGTGTCGAGTTTGTTAACAATGGCCGTAAACGCCGCGCGCACAGGCGCGGGAATCTGGTCATCAGCGAGTGCGATGAGCTGCGTCTGTTCGCTCTGGTGAATTACTGCGTTTTCAGCATCGCGCAAGCGCACGGTCGTGAACGCTGCGAAAGAAAAGCGCGGCATCATGTCGGTATCGTAGGACACCGAACAATGGAAGTGCGAGACTTCGCGCTGAGGCTGGCCGTTTGCGATGGTGATTTTTTGGCCGTGAGATTTTGGCATGTTACGCAACTCCTAACGTGGTGACAGTTCCTGATGATCCGCGATATTTCAATGCGCCCGCTTCGACGTAGAGCTGACCCATCGAAGCGGGGGAAGTTGATGGCGCGGTGCCGTTGGCGATGCTGATTACCTTGGCAGCCCCCGTTCCCCAAGATCCGGCTCCGCCTAGTCCCATGTTGGAGTTTGCGCCCATGGTTAAGACGGTATTATTCGAAGCGCCAAAAATAAGCTGGTTCGACGAGTCGCCCCAAATAAAGCAGCAATCAGCAACAGCAGCAGTATTGTCGAGAAATGTTATAATGTTGTTATTAGGCAGCCGCACTGCTGGAGACGCAACGCTAGCCGCCGTGCCCTGCGTGGTGATTGTCTGTCCCACCCTTAACTGCTTCGCAATTCCAACCCCACCACTGACAACCAACGCAGCGGCTGTCGTGCTGGTTGCGTCGGTGGCGGAGGCCACGGTAACCGCGCCAGTAAAAGTTGACCCGCGCCCATCAGCGTCGATTGCAATAACATCACCGGCGGTGACCCCAATTAACCGATAGTCGGTACTGTAGGTGGCGTTCATCCCACGTAATGCTTGCGTGTTGTTAACGTACACGTTCGCGCCACGGATTGCTCCCTGAGAAGCTATGCCGCCAGTAACGATTAACGCGCCTGTCGCGGTACTGGCGGAGGGTGTCGCATCAGTGATCGTCTGCGCGCCCGTAAACGTCTGCGCACCCAACCCCGCAACCGTGTCGTCCCGATTCGGCAAAGTCCAACGCCGGTTAGCCGACAAATTCGCAGGCGAAAGCGACATCGTAAAATCACCGGTAGCTGCGTTGCAATCCAATTGCAGGCCAGCTAGTCCGGTTGGCTTTGATCTGACTGGCGATAGCCACGTCTTCGCGCCTGCCAGGATTTGCGTGCCTGTGGTGATGACGCCGCCGAAAGATCCGTCAGCTGGCTGAAGCGTCAGCGTGGATCCTGCTACTGATGCGCCGCTGGCGTTGGGCGTTGCACCAATTGCGCCGACAGTGCTAATTCCAGGTCGGCGGATGAGTTCCATGCTTCAGATAGTGCAGTGACAATTACTGTCAGCAAGCGGAAGGTGATCGCGGACGCCAGGAATACTCACGCAGAACGCTTTTACGGGTGCGATTCGCCAGCTTCTTCGACAATTCAGCTCGGTAATCGTCCATGGTTTGCTTGATGACGCCTGTCGGAAGACGTGTTGGCGCTGACTCAAGCGGCGCTTCCACTTCAAACTTAGGCAACCCGCACTTATAGGCGGATGTCCATGACGGAAACGTGCGGGTGACGTAGCGTGAAGGGTCCATTAAGTCATCGTTCTTCTTGACGATTTTACCTGGGCTGGTTCCGGTGGGTTCCGTCTTGCAATAGCCCATAATTTCTGATCTGAGCATCTGGCAGCCGGATTCTTGGCTTGGATTCAGCACCAGCAGCGGCATGGCATGAGCGTCGAACGGATTCGGATCAAGGTAATGACGGAAAGTGTCGATTCCTGGCTCAACTCGCTTGTCAGCTTGGATATATCCGCCCATAGGGACGTAGCCTTTGGCGTCCATGGCGCTGATCATGGAGTG